CCTGGTTAAACGCGATTGGAGTGGTATCTTAAAATGGCAACGACGACTACGAATTTTTCCTGGCCTATTCCGCAATCGACGGATTTAGTCAAAGACGGTGCAACCGCTATCGCTTCACTGGGTAGCGGCATCGATACATCGATGGCGGAGCTTAAAGGCGGCACAACTGGGCAGGTATTAAGCAAAACTTCAAATACCGACATGGACTTTACTTGGATTGAACAAGACGATACGACTTTATCTTTTAACGCTCAAACAGGCACAACTTACACATTAGTAGCTGCTGATCTAGGCAAATGGGTTACCGCGTCAAATGCTTCAGCAATTACCGTAACCGTTCCGCCATCAGTATTTAGCGCTGGCAACGTGATTCATTTGCAGCAAATTGGCGCGGGTCAAGTTACCTTTGCACAAGGTTCTGGCGTAACCATTACTTCAACAGGCGCAAGTTCAAGCGCGCCTAAACTACGCGCTCAGTATTCAGCTTGCACAATTGTCTGCACCGCAAGCAATACTTTTACAATCGTAGGCGATTTGGCGTAATGCTAGTCATTCCCGGCATTATCGCCAGCGCTAATTATCCGCGCGTTACTTCATCTTACGAATCTATTGCTACTGTAACTGTTGGCGCTGGTGGTTCATCGAGCATTTCATTTACCAGTATTCCCAGCACTTACAAGCATTTACAAATCAGATTTTTAGGAAAAGATAATCGTAGCGGTAATAACGTAGATGCTTTCTTAATGACTTTTAATTCTGATTCTACTTCTAAGTATTGGCAACATTGGCTTTATGGAAATGGAAGTTCTGCCATAGCAGGAAATGATGGTAGTTTACAAACTTCATTCCAGATTTATCGAATTGGTGGTGGCACTTCTGGTTCATCTTTTGGCGCTGGCATTATAGATATTTTGGATTATACAAGCACAAATAAAAATAAGACTATACGCTCGTTGGGCGGCATAGATAATAATGGTTCTGGTGAAATTTGGTTTTTAAGTGGTTTATATTCAGCCACTCCCGCTTCAGTTTCAACCATAACAGCCACTCCCGCTAATGGAACATTGTTTTCCGAATACTCATCATTCGCACTTTATGGGGTGAAAGGCTAATGGCTTCTACTTATACACCGATAGCGACTACTACGCTGAGCAGCACTTCGTCTAGTGTTACTTTCAATTCTCTTGGTTCTTATACCGACATTATTGCTATTGTAAATGCCACAACAACAAGTGGTGGTCAAGACTTAAAACTACAATTTAATGGCGATACTGGAACGAATTATTCAAATACTCGCCTTTATGGAACAGGCACGACTGCTAGTTCAAACCGCAATAGTTCAAGCGCTTATATTGGTGCTGCATATACATATACAACTATTGGCACAACAATTATTAACATTCAAAATTATTCAAATTCTACTACCTATAAAACTGCTATTTCTCGTTCCAACATTACAGGTTATGAAGTAGATTTGGTTGTTGGTTTATGGCGTAACAGCGCCGCTATTACTTCAATCACTTTAGCTTCTACTGGCACTTTTGCTACTGGTTCAACCTTTACCCTTTACGGAGTGTTAAATGCCTAATACATACACACTAATTTCAAGCGTAACTGTTGGCGCTGGTGGCGCTAGCAGTATTGACTTTACTAGTATTCCTGCTACTTATACGGATTTATGCTTAGAATTTTCCACTAGAAATACTGCTGATATAAACACATTTACGCTTTATGTTAATGGAAATTCAAGCAATCAGACAGCTATGCGAGTTATGGGAACTGGCTCGTCGGCAGTATCGTCCACATATACAGAAGTTCAAACAAACGCTTCTGGGACAACCGCCAGCACTTTTGCTAACGGGCAAATTTATATCCCTAATTACGCCAACACTTCTAATAATAAATCTATTTCAATGGATATCGTTTCAGAAAACAATGCCGCTGGCGCTTATGCGACTGCGGAAGCGTGGTTATGGAGTAGCACTTCTGCGATTACTTCGCTTTCAATCGTTGGTCGTGCTGGTGGCACAGTGGCTCAACACTCAACCGCTTACCTTTATGGAATCAAGAACAGTTAGGAAAACAAATGGCAAAGACAGATACACCAATGAAAATCGTCGTAGATTGCGAATCCGGACAGACAACCGAAACACCATTAACTGCGGACGAAATTGCTCAACGCGACGCGGATCATGCGGCTTGGGTTGAACAACAGGCAGCAATCGAAGCAGCAGCAGCTGAAAAGGCAGAAGCCAAAGAATCAGCAAAAGCAAAACTAGCTGCGCTTGGTTTAACAGAAGCAGAAATCGATGCTTTCCTTTCCTAGCGGCACAAATGCGGCTTTGATTGAAGTCGCAAAAGGCGAAATTGGCGTTACCGAAAAGCCAGTTAACAAGGTTAAATATAATAACGACAATGGCTTAGCTTGGTGCGGTTATTTCGTTGATTGGTGCTTAAAAGAAGCTGGCGTTAAAGGCGTGCCTAGCCAGATCAGCACAATTCAAGGCGCTCACAAGATGAAAGACATCGGACGTTGGGTTTCAGATAAGCCGCAGATTGGCGATTTAATTTATTTAGGTTGGGGCGCTAAGGGCGAAATCCAGCACATTGGTATTGTGGTTGAAGTCCATGATGATCACGTTATTACTATTGAGGGCAATACATCTGATAAATCACAGGATAATGGCGGAATGGTCATGGTTAAAAATCGCCCGCTAGATACGCACGTAATCGGTTTTAGTCGTCCAAAATACGTTCCATTCAAAGGCGAATATCCAAAAGTAGAAGCACCTGGCGTTAAGCAAGCAAAACCAAAAAAGAAAGGCTTACTTAAAAAATGAAAGATATAAAGACAATCGCAGCTAGTTATGCCCGTTCATTCGTCGCGGCAGCTTTGGCCTTATACCTTGCAGGTGAAACCGATCCTAAGAAGTTAAGCGCAGCCGGATTAGCGGCAGTCTTGCCACCGCTACTTCGCTGGCTAAATCCAAAGGATGCGTCATTCGGGGTCAAATCTGAAAAATGACCGAAGTAATTACCGCGATCGCAATGGTCGCAAGCTCGACTATTGCTGGAATAGCGGCGTTATTTGCGGCTAAAGCAGAAAAGAATTCCAGACCAGTATCTAATGGATTTGCCAGTGGCGTGCGCGAGGACTTAAAAGAAATCCGCACGATGCTAATCAAGCACATCGAAAATCACGATAAGTAGGACACGCCGAAGTTAAGCGTATTGCTTGACTAAGACTGGTCAATGCAGTCATTCTTAATACACCTAATTCGGCGAACGTCCGAATGGGTATCGGGAGTAAGAATGAACATCTATCAATGGATTGGATTTATTTGGTTCTTTGGAATGGGCTTTGGCGTTGGTTATTTACGCGGGTTCGACGTTGGCCAGGTTAAAGGTTATATGCGCGGTCGCGCAGTAAATCGTCATATTAGTCAGCTGGTGAAGTAATGGGATTTCTGGATAATTACTTAACGGTAAATGAAAAAGTAAAGCTGGCGCACGAGAAGTATCCAAATTTGCGTATCATCGCAAATATTATTGAACACGATCTAGCTGCTGGCTTTGCGTTAGTCCAGGCAGATTTCTACCGCGACGCGTCGGATGCAAGCCCGGCATTTAGGGATTTTGCTTATGGAAACGTGGCGTTCTATCCAAATAACATGAAACGCTGGTTTATTGAGGATACGACCAGCAGCGCGATTGGGCGCGTAATAAGCGTTGCCCTTGCCACAAACGAAAAGCCTAATCGCGAAACAATGGAGCAGGTTGAGCGCTCCACATCGAAGCAAATAAATGCCGATGATCAAGGTGCTTGGGGCTTAAATGCGGCAAAACAGGAATCAATACCTACAGCTGCAAGCGCAATCGAACAGATTGCAGATTCATTAGGTGCAGAACAAATATCAGAATCACCTATTTGCGCGCACGGACACATGATATTCAAATCCGGTGAAAAGAATGGCCGGGAATGGGGCGGCTGGTTCTGCACAGAAAAAACCAAAAGCGCACAATGCGAAGCAGTTTGGGCGGTTCGCTCAGCTACTAGTGGCAACTGGAGAATCAAATAATGGGTTACGTTGAAATGCTCAAAATCGATCGTGAAACTGGCTTACGTTACATCGTGTATTTCGATGGCGACAGCGACATCAAACGCGAAAATGCTAAAAAGTGCGATACCTGCTATGCGTATAAGCGCGAAAGCCAAATTATGACCGTCTTTATTGCTGGAACCGACGACTGGCTGGAACTTTGCCAGGATTGCCGGGTTGAGCAGTGATTACAGGCAACGACACAATCAAGCTAAGTGAAAGCGATGCTTATCAATGCCATGATGCGGCGTTGCAGTTATCGTTTCAATATGGCAATCCACGTCATAACAAAGGCCATTACAATCGAGCGATTGGCTGGCATGGTTCGATGGCTGAATTTGCTGAATCAATATCAGCGGAATTGGCAGTGGCCAGATATTTTAATTTGCCATTTGACCCAATGGAAGCAAAATTCAAAATCAAAGCTGACGTGGGTGAAATCCTAGAAATAAAATGGACACACTGGTCAGATGGCCAGCTAATTATCCACGAATATGATCGCAATTCTGATATTGCAATATTAGTAACTGGCACATATCCGTTCTACCGGATTGCAGGCTGGATACCTGTGGCAGTAGCCAAAAAGGATAGATACAAGCATCACAGCCAGCCTAACTGGTGGATTGCTCAACATCATTTAATGCCAATCGATACATTACTCGGGAGCGGATATGCAGCAGATTTACTTAAAATGTCGCAAATGCAAAAGAAAGACTAAACACGCAGTCTTTGACGATGAAATGAATTTACCGGATGATAAAGCGTTGGTGCAGTGCTATGAATGCGAAGTCATGGGTATTGAAATAATTAATAATGAGCCGGGTTGCCAATGCTTGAAGTGTAAGGAGCTGGGACGTGCCTAAATACGATTACATTTGCCACACTTGCAAGCATGAATTTGAGTTAATTCTGTTTTATCGCCAGTTAAATGATCCACAAACGTGTATCAGCTGCGATAGTCCTATGGTTGAGCGATTAATACCAAAGAATATACCTGCACATTTTAAGGGAACTGGATGGGGCAAAGATGCTAAATAGTTATCCACAATTAAAACACACGCCTGTGGATAACTTGGAATTACGCAACATTCAAGTAAATTCACGCTCAGCGACACACCTATTTACGACATATTTGACTTATATGCTACGCTTCACAAGCTCGTTCCGAGCCGCTGTGGCGGTTCGCTCGGGGCGAACTTTGAAGCTATTGGGTGCGCTCTTTGCCTTAGCGGCAACGGTAACAATTGGGATGCTACCCGCAGAAGCTAATCAACATCAATCAACAGATCATTACAAGTTATATCTACATTCTAAGATAGTTAATTACAAACAATTCAAATGCGCTTATGAAGTGGCTCATCGTGAAAGCAGATGGAATTGGCGGGCTGTAAATGGATCGCATTATGGTCTGTTCCAGATGAATAACAAGCAGGTGAAATATATGAATCCATATACACAAATTGATTGGTGGCTTCGATACGTGAGCCATCGGTATAAGGGAACGCCATGCTTATCACTTGCTCATCTTAAATCGAAAGGTTGGCAGTAGTATGGAAATTAATCCGACATGGTTTGCTGGTGGCTTAGTGCTTGGCATAATTGTTCAAATGCTTTTATTTGATAAATGGATGAATCTATTCGAAAGGTTAGATCGCAAGCGTAAAACAAAAAAGGCTAAACAATGAGTAGCACATCCGGACGTAAGACGAACAATGCTAATTGGAAAAAGCTACGCCAGCGAATACTTATTCGCGATAACTGGACGTGCTACCTTTGCGGGCATGAAGCAACGACGGTCGATCACATCCTGCCACTGGCCAAAGGTGGCACAGACGACGAATGGAACCTTGCTAGTGCGTGCGCTCGATGCAACTATTCAAAGCAGGATAGGATTTTTTTTAGCGCTAGTTCCAC